AATGGAGAGCCTTCCGGGGTGACGCCGCCTGCGGCGAACTGACTGCGCTGGAGACCGAGGATGCGGTCTTTCTCAGCACGGATGCGGGCGGCTTGCTCTTTGGCTTGGCGGTCTTGACCATCTGCCTGTTGGCGCATCATTTCTGCCGAGGTCCGTTGCAAGCCCGCTTGCATCTCGGAGAATTCCGCCTGTTGTCGGAGTTGATCGTTTTGCGAAGAAGCAAGCTGGGCCGTGAGCTTGGCTTGCTGTCCCTGCGAGTCGGCATTGAAGCCTGCGATCTGGGCGTTGAATTGGTCGGCCTGCGCGGCACGTTCCCCGGCGAGGCGTTGCCATGAGGCGTTCTGCTCTTGCGCCATTCTGTTGTACTCGGCCATCGCGGCCTGCGCTTGCGACTGCTCGTTCGCCGAATAGATCGAGACGCCTGCGGAGGCGACTGCGGCAACTGCTGCAATAGCCATTGCATATTCAGCCATTGGAAACCTCCTGCGTTGGAGCAAACATTTGGACGAGATTTTTTTCACCGGCACGAAACCCGTGGCGCTTGACCAAGCGCACCATCGCGGGATGGGCATACGCTGCCATGGTGTGGTAGCCGAGATCGGCGGCGATCTTTTTGAGGCAGGACATGCAATGCCCAAACGCCTCGCGAGCGAGCTTGATGGTGAGACCCGGAGCAGATACCGCATGCTCGACCATGCACATTCCGTTGGAATTGCTCATGTGGAGAAAGAGTGAGGCGGTCGGGTTCCCATTGATCTCGCAAATGACGCCGCACTTTGGCAGAACGATTTCTGGGACGATGTCCTTACCGTGAGCGACACGCCACTGCGAGAGCATCTCGTAGTCAGTTTCGGTGTAGGGTCTCATGTGGATGCTATTCATTACCGTAGGCGTCCCAGACAGGTTCGATGGCGAGTACACACATTGGGTATGGGTCACTTTGCTGGACGGATACATCGGCGTCGAATCCAAACGTGCCTGCGGTCAAGATTTTTTGATCGCCCGTGGTGATGGTCGCGGCGAGGTCGTACCACTGCCCGGCATTCACGCGCACTTCGCCGCCTTGGCTCTTTTGAGTTCGCACGACCACCTTGTGGATGCGCTTCTTTCGTCCTTGCGATGACCCGTCTTCTAGGTCCATGTCGAGCTTCATGGGAGTGAGGGTCGAAATGTAGGGCAGGCCGACATATCCGGCGGCGGTAGCGGGAACGGTGACCGCTCCTCCAGACACGACAGCAGTGCCGGTGACCACTCCATTTTGCACAATGGTGACCGTCTTGCCATTGAGATGCGTGAGACCTGCCACGCTGCGGTTGGCCGAGCCGGAAGCAAAAGCCACATGCCCGTCGAGGTAGCGCCATGAGGTCGTAGTCTGGTTGTCGAAATTCGTGCGCCACAGGAGCGGGAATCGCTCGATGGTGCGGTAGGTAGCGCCTGCCACGGTGCGCTTGACGACCATCCAGACCTCGTCCTCCGTTTCGTTGCCGTAAATAGTCGCCACCGACTCGACATCGGCATTGTCAGCGATGGTGTGGCGATGCCAGCCGACAACTTTCTGGTCTCGCTCGTAGGTCATGCCAATGAGCGTTCCATCGCCGCGCACGCACCAGAGAATGGCGTCTGGTTGTTGCTGGTAGGCGATCTCGACGATTTCTCCGCTGGTGATGTGTTCGGCAAGCAGAGTCAGATCGGGCGCGACCCAGCCGTCCTTGTTGAGTTCGTAGACGAGTTCACGCACCTTGCGTCCGTTGCGTTGCACGAAGAGAAGCACATCGTTGACCATTGCGGCTCGCATATATTTGCTCCCGTAGCTGGCCTGCCTTCGCGTCTTGACGTTCGTTGCCGAGAGCGCCGAGGCAGAATCCGCTGCGCCGATGGTCCACTCGTCGCCGCTTGTCCCGACGAGCATTTCACTCTGCGAGAACATCCAGTTGATGCGGTTTCCCTCTGAGGCGGCGAGGGTGAACTGGACCGCATCGCTCGCATTGACTCCGAGTTCAAAGTTTTCAAAGTCGCCAATGGCACTGCACCAGATGGTATTGGGTTGCGCCTTGGTCCCACCGAAGCAGAGGCGTTGCTCATGCAGGCACACCGAGCGAGGGTAGCCACTGGTCGCGTTGAATGCCCCGTATTGCCAGTATTTCGTCTTTGCAGCGGCAATGGCGAGAGGTCCGAGCCACTTGTCCACATTTATTGTGTTAGTTCCTGTGATGGTCGCGACCCCGCCGATGATCGGCGTAGAGCTATCGATGCGGGCGTTGGGAACCTGTTGCGTGGTCCATTTTGTAGTATCGAACGATGCTGTCGAAGTGTGCGCCAGAACGCAGTAGTAGGTCTTCCCGCCAGAGTAGACAAAGTCGCCGACCACATAGTTCGTACTCGCGGCCCAGTTGGAAGCGATCTTTTGCGCGTTGGAGATGACGATCTTCAGACCGCAGAGACTATCTTCCGTGCCAGAGGTGATGATATTTTTGTCGTTATCGACAACGTATTCGCGGACGATTTCCATCTGAGTCAGATTCTCCGGGAAGACATCGCGGTAGCCAGTGAGCGTAGTCGCAGGAGAAATGGTGTAACGGTAGGTGTTCGTGGTGACCGAAGAAATCGCGGCATTTAGTTGTTTGTAATCGCCTTTGAATGACACGCGATCACCGCTATCGTATCCGTGATTGGGTTGATACACCTCGATGGTCGTGGAGTTAACTGGGTATGCAAGGCCCGCGCTGACTCCCGCCTGCATGATCTCGGCTGGCACGCGCAGGATTTGGATCGTCGCTCCCCATGTGCCGGAGGTCTCGAAATCCCATACTCCATCGACAAGCAAAATGTCAGATTCAAAATTACCGACGATTTCGACTTGCTTGTAGAGGTTGGAATTCTGCCATTTGAGTTCGATCTGAGACCCCTCATACCCAGTGGATGGGATGTTTTGTTGAAACACGCCCATTTCGTTTGAGACCAATGGGAGTGACGAGATATTGCCTGCTGCAACATCGGCTTTAAATGTGGTCGCGGTAAAATCTTTTAGTGCGCGAAAAGTATAGGTTGATGAAATGTCGTCCCATTTCGTGGCGTCAAAAGTCACCCCAGAGGTATGGGCAACTTTGCATTTGTAAGTTCGGGGAGAGCTTGTGTATACCCAATCCCCTACAGTATAAACGACTGAAGCAGCCCAAAAAGGTGGGACATTCAGTTGGTCTTTTAAATAAAAAGACCCACTAGCATAGTTTGCGGATGCGATATTCAAATACAACTTCGTCTGATTTTCCGAGCTATCGAGCAGTGGCGGGTAGGCAAATTTGACCTCCTCAAATGTCCAATTCGTATCGGAGACGCGAGTGAGTTTGCGAGGAGGGTAGTTCGCGTGCGCGAAATACATGATGTCGTTGATCTGGCAGTACTGGATTTCGCGCAGATCGGCTCCCACATACGGAGTGACGAGTTCCGTGCCGCCGCTAGAAATGACTTGCAGCGCCCCTGTGGCGGGATTCCACACACGGAGGTAGCCTACGCCAAGCTCGATCACGAAGCGGGTCGTGGTCGAGAAGTTAAACCCGATCAATCGGGATTGCGCGGACGAGGATTTCGTAGTCCCGACATACTGAGTCCCCGGACGGCGGATCACGCCGCCGTAGGGCAGGATTTGGAAGTTCTCCAGAGTCCGGCAGGCCGAGCGATATTTATCCAAGGACGTCCGGGCGTCCACCATGGGTGAGACCTCACCGGCGTTGAAGCTGGGATAAAAATCGAATTTCGGCATGTTATTTTCGGAGGTCGCGAACGACTTTAATGAGAGTGGCGATGCCGACCGCGAGGCCGACCGTGACCGAGGCGAGGCGCATCCCCGCTTCCAAGTGAGGAAGCAGGGAGTACGCCGCCGCGCCGATGGAGGTCGCGCTGCCGATGAGGCCGGTGGCTGCGGTCTTGAAGTTCTCTAAGCTCATGAGTTGGATTGAGCGATGAGATTTCCAACGATGCTCGTCGTGGCGCACTGGGCCAATCTGTCGGTATTGAGTGCAGAGACTTTTGAGAGTTCCGAGGTCAACTCGGTTCTCACCTGGCTGGCAATAGCGCTTGCAGTCGGGACCGTTGGCGCGTTGGTCAGTGTAGTGACGGTCGCCAGCGTTCCGCTTGGCGCGAGGCGCGATGAGACTGCGGCATCGAGGTTACTCAATACGCTGAGTTGCGTGTCCATGTTCGCGCTTGCCATACCGAGGGCAGCGCGGACGTTGGCTGCGGTGAGAGTTGCTGTGCCGACGGTCGCATCCACGGGGACGCCGCTTGCCACACTTGCTGCGACTGGAATGTAGGCCGATCCGGTCAATGCTCCGCTGGCGTAGCTTGTGCCAAAGCGCACATCGGTGGCGGCGGGCATGGCGGCGTTTGTGGTGGCGTCGATCAAGGTCTTTGCGCCTGCGGTGTCGCAGAAATTGAAAACGGCGACATTGGTCCCCATTTTTTTGAGACGGATGCGGCCATTGACAGGGCTTTGGCCGAGCGTGCCAAATTCGATTTGCTCGACGATTGTGATCGAGGATTGTGATGCCACATTGCTCACGCCGAAGGCTGCGGACAACCCAACGGAGCCACCGCCGAAGCCGTTACCGACTGCGCGGGTCACGGTGACTTGGCCTGTCGATTCGTTGGCAATTGCGGGTGCAGCAACGCCGCCGATGGCTTGGCCGATCACGGTTATGTTGCCTGCTCCAGTTACTCTCACGCCGTAATTCGTGGCATGACTGCCCCCTGTCACATTTCCGGTGACCGTGCAGTTTCCAGCGCCCGTGAGTCGGATGCCCTCGCCTGTTCCAAAGGCCGTATTGCTGCTTCCTGTGACATTTCCAACCAAAACCAAATTTGCAGACGCATTGCTCACGGCAGTTGTGCCTGAACTTATCCCTGCGCCGCCTGTTAGGTTTCCTGTTATTGTTAATGTGCCTGTGCCAATGCCAGTAGAAATGCCATGAGCAGATGTTGATCCTCCGCTTCCGCCAAAAACATTCCCAACGATATATTGGTTCGTTGATGGGTTAGCGGTGACACATTGAGTTGCAACCGTCCCCCCATAGATGTTAGCGGTTAATGTAACTCCATCAGAAAGAGTGAATGACCCGCCAGTAGTCGCTCCACCAGTGGCATCGTTGCGAAGCTGTCCAGTGCCGCCAAGGTCGGTCGACACATTCACGGTGATGGTGAATGAGTTCGCCATGAGGACATCGCCGCTGGCAAAGGTGACGGCGCTGGCCGTCCCGCTGGGCGTGGTGGCCCACACATCAGCGGCGTTGATGTTCCCAGATTTACGCGCAAAATAAGTTGGCATGGCTTAAAGTCCTTTCGCGTTGAGGTAGGTTTGGAGTGCGGCTTGGATCGCGCCCACGGCCTGCTGTGTGGCTTCGTCAGCACCGGCCAGTGAGCCGAGCGCGATCCCGATGGCTGCCTCGTCGGCGGTGAGTACCTCGCCTCCTTCGATGCAAGTCGGCACAAGGCGCATGGCTACGCTCGCCTCAGTGCTGCCCGTTATCGCGAGGTACCGGCCCGTTATGGCCAAGTTGAGCGAGAATTTATCGTATTGTTTGCCGTCGATGGTGATTGGGTTGGATGCGTTCATAGGTTTAAGCGTAGGTGAGGTTGGTTTTGTTATTCCAAGCGCCGATTGCGGAGCTTTCGGAGACCACGTCTCCATTGTCATTGGTTGTTGTTTTGTTGATGTCCCAAGTGGCAACGTCATAGACGCTGCCCGTGGAAGGAAAGTCGGATGTCGAAATGCTACCCAGATAGATGGCATTTCCGATGAGGGCGAAGGCCCAGAAGCGTTCGACGGCGGCGCTTGCTCCTCCGATGGCGTAGACTGCTCCCGTACCCGGATGGCGGGAATAGAGGAGATGGTCCGCGTGATTCAAGCAAATCTCTCCGAGACCTAAATCATTAGATGTCGGGACTTTGCCTGCGACCGTGGATTTTTTGGGAATGATGGTGGCCATTATGGAATGGGGTTGCCTCCGGGGGATCGAACCCCGGAGGCGGTGGAAGGACTAGTAAGTGCCTCCGTCGATGGTGCTTTCAAGGGCGCTCACGCGAGCAGAAACGGCAGAAACTGCCGAAGTGCGTGCGGAAACCTCTGACAGGATGTCTGCCTCTGCGGCGGTCACCCGTGATGTGAGGGCAGTTGCAGCGGTCACCACGTTGTCGATTCTAACTCCAAGAGCGGAATCGGCAGAAGTCCTTGCGGAAGCCTCTGAAGAAACAGCACTTGTGCGGGCGCTCACCTCTGCGGCGAGGTCGCTTTCGAGCGTATTGATGTCGCTTTCTGCGGTCGTCACACGACCAGCGAGTGCCGTTGCGGCAGTCGTGATTGTCGATTCCGCACCTGTGGCACGGGTCACTTCGGCTGCGAGGGCGCTGGAGGCGCTGGCTGCGAGGCTAGTGATCGCTCCGTTCAAAGTTCCATCTGCGGCTTGGAAGGCAGTCACGACCTCTGTCAAGCTGTCGAGTGAACCAGCAGTGACGTTGCTCAATACATTGTCGATGCGGGTTCCAAGTGCCACTTCCGCTGCGGCGGCACGCGACGCCTCTGCACTGACTGCCGATGTGAGTGCGGATTCTGCTGCTGTCGCCCTTGTGATTTCCGAATTCAGCGAGGAGGTCACCGAGGTGATCGCTCCAGCGCGGGCTGTTGCCTCGGCTGCGATATCGTCTGCGAGATCACCCTCAGCGCCTTGAGCGCGGGAGATTTCCGCATTGAGATTTGAGGTGAGAGTCGAATCCGCTGCGGAGCGAAGCGAGGCTTCTGCTGCGACTGCGGAATCTGCGTAAGTCTTTTTCGCAAAGACGTTTTCGCCACCAATCGCCAGAACGCCTTCTGCCGTTCCGATAAAAAGTGACTTGTTTAGTGTATCATACGCCAACTCAGAGAGTTGCAAGGATGAGGGCTGACCGCTGCCCCGTTTGATTTTAATGATTGGGTTCGCCATTTGATGTATTATGTTGGATTTGTTGGGTTTGTGTTGTTGTTTTAGGGGAGATTAGAAGTCGCCACAATCAATCGTGGCGTTGAGGAGGACGTAAGTGGTTTCCTGCCAGCGAAATGTTGATCCCGTGGAGAGGTCGATGTAGAGGCGGGCCGAGCGACCGGTTTGAGGAAAATCGTCTTGAGTCGGGTATTCGACGATGCTTTGGGCGATTTCGGGCAGGATGACGTCGATATTGCTAAGATCGAGGGTCTGCGAGAGGTTGGCATCGGTGATCGTCGTCATGCGTATGTAGCGGTCTCCCGGTTATTCCATGCCACATTGGTTGCTTTGGCGCTGGAGGTGATCGCTCCTGCGCTAGACACTGCGGAGCGGGTGATCGTCCACTTTGCAACTGCGGCGGGCGATCCCGTTGCCGGGACATCGGAGTTGAGAAGCATGCCGTAGTAGTTGAATGTTGCAGCGGTGTTGGTAGCGAACGAGTGGACGTAGAGGTCGGGAACACGCTGCGAGGCGGAATAGAGACCAAGCACGACGACGACGACCTTGGCTCCATTGGGGATGGCCGAGGAGAACGTGATCGTCCCTGCGCCTTGGTTCACCAGATAGTCGATGGTCGGTTCCTGCGTGACCCCGTTGATCGTCACAATGACGTGGTTGGGATCGCTCGACTTGAGGCCGGTGATGGTGAATACCTTGGCGACCCCGTTGCCATAGAGGGTGTTTTTGGAGGAGTCGATGACGCCTGCCTGCGGGAGACCGAAGTTGAAGACGGCGGTGTCGTTTGCGCCCGTGTTGGTGACAAAGGGCGCTTCCGTGCCGGTCACGGTGCGAACACTGCCAAGAGTCACATGGAGAGCGGGGTAGCTGACGCCGCCAGCAGGACCACCACCAGAAGACTGCGCTGCGGCATCGATGCCCTCGCCTCCGTTGCGGGAGGAGACAAGCTTGGATGACATCCACGCTGGCTTGATTCTGCCCTTGCGCTCAGTCGAGTCCCGGCGCATGGCAGGGCTTTTGGCAAGGGAATCGCTGTCCTTGGCAAGGAGCATTGCCTTGGCGGCATCGCCAGTGAGCGGAATGGCAAGCTTCGATGCGAGATTGGCCGTGAGCAGGTCAATGAACATCGAGTCAAAGAGGGTGACATCGGTGGCCTTCTTGACGTACTCCAGCGTGATCGCCTTGCCGAGCCACACATCCCAGTCGCTCGTCCATCCCGCAGTTGAGCCAGGTTGTTTTGTCGTGCTGGCAACGAGGCATCGGTAGACGACTCCGTTGTTGGAAACGGCATTGCCGACCTCGTAGGAGCGGTCCACGACCCACGCCGGAGTGCCGGAATCCACATTACTCAGAACGAAATTGCCAGCCACTTCCCATGAGGAATCGCCGGTGGAATAGTCGTAGTCATTGACCCGGAAGACGCGCAAGCAGTCGGAAGGGACAGCGTAGCGGTAGGACCACTTGTACTCTGGGCGAGGGAGAGTCTCGATGACGGTCCCGCTTTTCATCGCCCAAGTCCACGATCCGGCTAGGAGCAGGGCATCGCGCACCTGTGGGTAGAGCGACTTCG